GGCTGCGGCGGTGGAGGCGGTGGTGGAGGTGGGACTGGTGGCGTGATCGTAGTCGGCTCGCACTTGCCCGTCACCGTGCTAAAGACATACCCCTCCGGGCATTCCTGGGTCGGAGGCGGAGGTGGGGGAGGCGGCGGAGGCGGAGGTGGCTCGGGCGGACACTGCACGTCCACAGGAATGATCGACCCGTCCCAGCACACCTTAGTGGGCGGGAGTTTAGGAGGAGGCGGGGGCGTGACAATAGGCTCGCACTTACCCGTAACCGAACTATACGCGCTGCCCGGCGGACACTCGGTCGGGCCCATCGGAACGCACTCGCCCGTGTACGGCGAACGCTGATACCCAGGCGGACACTCGGTTGAAGTTGGGGGAGGAGGCGGTGGTGGGGGAGGCGGAGGCGGTTTGTCATCCTCCTTGCCGACTCGCACGCAACGACCGAGCTCGTAGTCGAACTCCATCCCCGGAGGACACTGACGCTCGGTCTCACCAGTCGGTACGCACCGGCCTTGGTCAAAGTTGTAGGTGCTGCCCGGAGGACAGGTCGGCGTCGCCGGCTTGGTCGTCTCAGGGTTTACGCAAATGCCACGGATCGGGTCGAACACCTCCCCCGCAGGACAGGTCTGATCGGCAATGGTGCCGACGTTTGGGATGCTCGTGAAGTCAAAGTTCTGATCAAAGAACGCCGGGTTCACCTTGCCATCCGGCAAGCGCATGTCGAAGAACGGATTGTTCGGATCGCCAGTGAAGTTGATCGCCGGCTTGTCTTGGTACCCCGCATCACGGAAGGTCTGCGCAATGGCGTCGAGATCCGCCTGCGTCACGCCTTCAGGCAAGGTGAATGCAGGAGCTTGGCTCACGGGCGGTGGTTCGTTAAGACCGCGCATCGGCGGAGCGGCCTGCGCCAGGCTTGCCGTGTCGAAGTTCGGATCAAAAATGGGCGGCACCGTTGGTGCGTTTGTTACCGGAGCCATGTTCGCGAGGAACTGCTCAAGCGTCACCGGGGTCGACACCTCCGGCTGCACCGGCGTCGTCGCGGCAACGGGGGCAGCAGTGGCCGGGGTCTGCGCAAGTTGCGCGAGCAGATCCGCCGCCGAACGGTCAATGTACGGCGTGTCCGACGTTAGTTCGGCAACCGGGGTTTCTTCGGCAGGAGCAACGGGAGCTTCTAGCTCCTCCAGCATTTGCTTGCTTTTGCTCTTGCCCTGGAATGAACGTGGACTAGCCATCAAGGCCCCCTGAAGGGTGTATGCCTTGACATTCTAGGCTTCAATAGTATTCAGGGGCAAGCGCTCGATTTGACGGCTCTCCTACTTCGTCGGTCTGCAAGTTGACGAAGTTGCCTTGACGGAAACGCATGATCGCCTGCGTCGTCGAGTCCACCATGTCGTCGTTATCGCCATTGGGAAACGCCGCGCACTCCTCGACAAGCTCCTCCGCCCAATCCGTATCCGGTGCCCACACGAGCCCCGCTTCGAATACCGGTGCGACAGAGTTCGCGCGACTGACCTTATCCGTACCCGACCTGCGACCACCAGGCGTGTACATGGTCACCGGAATGCCAAGCCGCCGCAGCTCCTGCTGCAACGTCACACCGGTCGCCTTCGCCTCGATCAACACGTTGTCCGGATTCCAATGCTTGTACTCGTCTTTGGCAATGCGCTTCAATTCCGGAAAGTCCCACCGCCCACGCTTGACGTCTAACAGGATAATATTCGGCCCTGAGTCTTGGTCCGGGTAAAACACACCCCAGGTCGTGATCACCGAGAAGTCGGCCGTCTCCTTTTTGCTGTAGGCGGTGTCATAGCTCTGGATGATGTAGTTCACGATCGGCGGGTCGTCATGCGGCCACACGCGCCACCACTCACGCTTGAGGATCGCACCCTCATCGTTCGTCGGCTGCTGCTGGTACATGGCGTTCCACTTCTGTACCGACAGCGACGCCTTAACCGCCTCCAACTCTTCGAGCTTCCAGAACTCCGGCCACAAGGGCTTTCCGCTAGGCAGGATTGCCGGGAACTCAATCACCTCCCACCGATCCGCCCCGCGACTGGATTGCGCCTTGAGTAACCGCGCCGTCAGGTCCTTGGTCCCCCAACGGGTCATCACGAGCACAATCGCACCGCCCGGCTGCAAACGGGTACGAGGACCGCCCTGGTACCAGTCCCACGCGTTCTCCAAAGCCAGATCCGACAACGCATCCTGCTCCGAATGCGGGTCGTCAATGATCAAAATATCCGCACCGCGTCCCGTCACCGCACCGCCGACACCGACCGCAAAGTAACTCCCGCCGTGGTTCGTGTCCCACCGGCCAGCCGCCTTGCTGTCCTGCTTCAACTGCACCTCGGGAAACAGCTCCTTGTACCGGTCCGAGTCCATCAGATCGCGCACCTTACGGCCGAATTTGACGGCTAACTCTGCGGTGTGGGTGGCTTCAAGGGCCTGGGTTCGCGGATCACGGCCCATCAAGTACGCCGGCAGCAGGTACGAAGCGAACTCCGACTTCGTGTGACGAGGGGGCATGTTCACGATCAGGCGCTTCAAGGTCCCATTGGCAATGCGATCGAACGCAGAAGCCATGCGCTTGTGGTGTTCACCAAGGATCGCGGACGGCCAGACGTAGCGCACGAAGTCGATGAAGTTAGCACGGGCCTTGTCTTGCGTCTCAAGGAGCATGAGCCGGTATTCCAGCTTGGCACGCTCGATTTCGATTTCCTGGGGGACCGCGCTCATAGGGTCAAATTGCTTTTCATATGCGCAAAATTTTTGCACGAGTTGACAAGTTGATCAACCGGGGCCCTTTTTTCTACCGGGGGTACCCCTCCCCCGCCTAGGCAATAAAACTATTTTGCAGCACATCGGATGTGTGAAATCGGGCATTTGCCCCTGCCTTTACAAAGCCGGCCGTTTTTTTGGAGCCGCCACCCTCAAAGAATTCCCACCAGGGCAGGGAGAAACATACACGTCCCGCGCGCCACGGCTCCCGGATCACGAACACCGAGCCACGGATCGAGGCCGATCGATCGCGCATCGAGCACGACGCGCGCCAGCTGGAGGATCGCGCGCCACGGATCACGAACACCGACCATCGACGACGACAACAGATCACCGATCCGAGATCCGCGCGCCACGCGCCACGGATCGCGGATCACGACCCGAGGATCGAGGCCACCGGATCACATACAAGGCAGCACGAACCACGGAGCAAGGCGCGACCCCCTCGCGCCAAGCTTGACCGGAGACCAGCCCAGAAGGGCGAGCTCGAGCCCGACGCTCCCGCTCGAGATCGCACATCACCAGGGCGGGCTCGAGATCACATACCAACTCGTCAATTCGACAAATGCCTGGTCAACTCTCAACTCGACAACGAGCACCCGATCACCCAAAAGAAAGGGCGCCACATGGGCGCCCTCTCTCGCTCGATGAGCTCGTGCTCGATCAGTCAGTCACCCACGGATCGTGCAGGTACACGCTCGCGCTCGATGGTGGTTCGATGCCTTCGCCCTCGAACCAGTCTGCAATCGTCTCAACGACGAGCTCCGGATCCTTCCACGCGAGCTCGCCGCTCGCGCCAGTGTTGTCGTCCTCGATTGCATTGATGAGCGCAGCAGCCTTCGACGGAGCATCGAGCACCCACTGGGTGAGTGTTCCCCGGATGTACGAATTGCGCGCCGCGCGCGTGATACGAGGCAGTGACTCGCCTGATGGCATCGAGCGCGACCGCGAGCTCGAAACGTACGGCTCCAGATCGTCGTCGTCCCACGTGTAGCCCGACCAGATGCGGCTCGACGTGTAGCGCGTGCTCACCGAGCGCGCGCCCACTCCGAACTTGTGAGCACTCCACGCATACGTGTTCGACAACCACGCACCACGGAACTCGACACCGGCCGCGCGATTGATGATCACGGCCGACCCGCTCGCTGTCATCATCCCGAACTTGTTCGAGCTTCCGATCAGGCTACCGACGAACGACTGCCACGTGGGATCGAGCACGATTGACTCGTCAGCCTCGACGGCCGGCCGAATCACGTTTCTGATGAAGTGCCACGTGTCCGACTTTGATTTGTCCCACGCATTACCAGTGGAGAGAATCCCGTTATGTGCGAGCGCGACCCGAGACGTGACCCCGTACGGGTGACAGTTCTCGAGATCGATATCGCCATGCGTCTGCATGCGCGCATGCCATACAGACTCACGCCCCTCGATGTGCTCGCGATAGAACGCGATGAACTGCTCGACCGAGGCCGGCAGAGCCTTGACGACAACAAGCTGGCCGCCGCTCGAATACATAACGCCAATCCCGTCTCGATTGCCTGAATACACGTCGGCAAGAAACTCATCCGAAAACGTGGTGCTCGATGGCTGATGAACTAATAAACACATGATAAAAACCTCCAAGGCCTGTTAGGCCGCCTCTGAATGTTGAAAGAGACCCGCCGTACGCTCCGCGACATAGGCGCGCATAACGCGCGTTTCCGTTTCGAGATAGTTCGCACAGTAGGCCAAGAACGCGTGAGCATTAAGCGCGCTCGATCCAGTCTCCGCACGCGCGCAGTATTCAAGGATCGCGTGCGAGAACTCGATGGCCGAGATCACAGCCTCGTATTTCAACGAACCGCGAAAGATACGAAACTCGATTGTCTCGCGTCCGGTTAGATTGATCGCCTCATACCGATCAGCCGAAAGATGAGCAGTCTCAACATCCTTTTCCACGACCTTGCAGAATGACGTCGAGTAACGTCGAGCAATCGCAGTGATGAAAGCATCATTCCCCGGATCGTTGACGAACGTCACCGCGCGAGCAATGGTGAGATTTGAGAGACCGGATCGACTCACGTGAACATGGAGACCGCACGTCGAGGTGCGATGACTGCGAAGGCCTCGAACCAGAGCAGGATCACGCAAGAACGTGAACAGCTCCCGATGTGCCGGCAAGCTCTGCGGATGGGTGATCATCTCGAAGCCTGACATCAGGCTTCCATCACGCTCGAAGAAAACATGACGACCGTACACGCCACCGTTTACCGACTCATGGATGGCGCGCGCTGCCTCTTCTGGCTCGCGAGTGTGACCCTCGACTTCGAGCTCGACGCCAATGTATCGATTGAATTGTCGACACCAGTCATCGGCTCGGAACTGGAATGCCCCCTTCGATGAGTGATAGCTCTGGATGACGTGGCGCTGCCGAATGTAGTCGACGTGAACATACATGTCCCGATCTTCATCGAACTCGAAATCGTCCGCGTCCTGATGGATCACGCAACGATTCCCGTCCTGATCGATCCCGCGTCGACTGCTATCACAATGCACCCACGCGTCGTGATACTCCGACCACTCATAGATTTCGTCTCGGCATGACTCGCAGACGAGCTCGCCGCCGTACGCGTCCAGCAGATCGGCTGTCGGAAACGAATTCGCGCAGCACTCGCACCCAGAGAATGAGCCCCAATCGGACAGGCGATCGACTGCATAACTGCGATCGTCCTCGTCAAACTCCCAACGACGGAACAGACGCGAGGCCTCTCGATTGCTAACCACGTAATCGAGAGACGCCAGATGCCACTCGAGAGACGGCGAAAACACGTTTTCATCAGCGGTAAGCCTTGCCACCTGCGAGACGAGAGACCACGGGATTGCATCACCCTGACGGCGCGCCGCCTCACACAACCCGGCGAACCACTGCATGCGCTGCCGGAATTGACGATAGCCGCCGAGAGTATTTACCGGCTTGACGAGCCGATCAGCGATCCGCTGCGCAAGTACCTCCCGACGATCCGGATCAGCGAAAACGGCTTGAAAATAAGGCAATTCGAAAATGTTCGACATTTTGAACCTCTTTCTATCTTTCTAGGGGCAAGTCGCCCCGCCGCCGATCATAGCAAAAAGAAAGGGCGAGACAACAGCCCCGCCCCCTCTTTTCTTCGAACGCCTCAATGCCTGGTCAAACTACATCGAGCAGAGCCCCCGCCGTCTCTTCAAACTGGACACGCTCGGCCGTCCACGGAATCGAACGCGCATAAGCTGTTGCACCAGTCACCGCATCGAACACCGATTCGATTGGCCGTCCCTCTTCCTCGAGATGTACCGCCGCGATCCGCTCACCAATACGAGCCCCGAACCGACTCGACAAAAACTGTTCGACCTTATCCAGCTTCGCCGCCTGTGCAGATCGCAGCACTGTTGTGATGTTCGACGAGCTCGCGCGCGAATACTCAAGCAGAGCCGGTGCAGCCTCTTCAATGAATCGATCCGGTGCGCTTGCAGTGTGGCGAATCGAAATGCTTTCGAGCTCATGCGCGCCCCAGACAATCCGATTTTTGCAAACGTAATCGAATAAGAATGTTTTGATTTTCAGAGCACCCGCGCCGACTTCCGAATTAGTGACAAAAAACCCACGCGCGAGCATGCCGGCCTTGCCGTCTCGACGGCCGGGTAACTCGATCCTGTTTTGCTCGTCAGCAAGAAAAACGAACATGTCACGATCACTCGCAAACAATGTCGTGTTGTCTCGCGTGACTTCTGCAAGGCCTTTTCCAAACTCTCCCGGCACTCGAAAGTCACCAGTCACACCATCACCAAATCGATCCTCGAGGGCGCGCACTACATCCGAGTTCCAGATGCGACCATATCGCGCACCAGTGGCCGCGCGGACTTCGAGGGCTTTCTGGTTTTCGCCCGTGTACAACATCCCAACATCGGCCGCATCTCGCTCAACCTTCAAACCATAGTTGAGGCAATCGGCAACAAGCGGAGCCGGTAACGTCCGCAGATAACTGGCCGGGGCTCCCGACAGGCTCGCCAACTGGCCGAACGCCCAATTAGACGGAGCCGCCGTCCTGCCGTTGGAATCCTGAATCAAGATTCCGCGAGAGTATCCGCGCTCGTCATTGACGGGAACGGCCGTGAGACTGCGAGAGCTTACGACCGAGGCATGCGACAACTCGCGCACCTGTTCGAGCATGGCGCGCATGGCCGGTAATGACGTGAACCGCTCTTCTGGTGGACGTGTTGCCCACTGCCGCGAGGCATCCATTAACGTCGTCATATTAGTTCGCCTCCTGCTTCGATCGCATCCATGCTTCGAGAACGACGCGCGCCTCATGCTTCGAGAGCATGAAAGCATCCGCGAGTATCGGCGCCGCGCCGAACATGTTGACGCTGCCGCCTTCCCTCAAAGAATCCAAAAACCGGAACGCTGCGGGAGCGATCGCCGGCCTGTTACTTACTAACTCGGACATTTGACTTTCTCCTGTATATGCCACCAACGGTTGGTGGACTTTCTAAAATACGCTCATCCTTCGGCCTGTCAACTACCCGCCCAAAATCTTATGAATGAGCCAGTAGCCGAACAGCTTAAAAACGGTTTTGAAAAACTGCTTTTCTGCATCCCTCGGTTTTGGTGGAAGTGTGCCAGGCTTCAGAGTGGACTCGCGTCCCTCCCACCTTGGCATGGTTCCTCCTCTGTTTCCTCAAACGCTGCGATCACCTCATGCACCATGAGCAAAGATATCCCGAGCGACTCGGCGATCTCCTGCTCTTTCATTCCGTCCTCATAGTACATGTCGATAATTTGTAAATCCGTCCAATTCACGGCAGCACCTCCTCGATGTCGTTGATGAAGTCCTCCATGTGAACAAGGCCGAACTCCGTGAAAGCCTCTTCATTTTCGTTCCACGTGGCCAGAGCAATATCACTGGCCTGCTCTTTCGAATCGGCCTCGATCTCTAACTGGTACACGGTGTGCTCTATTCGAACGAGCGAAATCCTGAACTTTTTCATGGCTGCACCTCCATAGCGCGCAGCACGCGCTCGAGCTCGGAGCAAACCTTGTAACTGTTCTCTGCTCCCGGAACTCGAAAACAAGGGGCGCTGTTCAACGCACGCAACGCAAGCCGCAATACGGCTATGACTTCTGCTTTATCCACAATGAATCTCCTTTCTGCTTTCTAACTAGGAAAAGCCCTAGCGTCGGCGAACCTAACCCGCCTCGATCAACTTGTCAACTGTTCATCAACTCCAGTTCGAGCATGCCCCACGGCATGCTGCCGTAGTGCCACGACGCGAGCGGGGTCGTGTCCACTCCCGCCTTCGCCAGTTCGAGCACCTGATCGCCACGGTACAGCAACAGCTGACCTTCCTTGCTTGCCGTCTTTTTATACGGGACAAACAAAACCAGAATAAACGTCGCACAGCCGATATCAGCGTGCCGAGCGTGAAAGGCTATCTGGTGAGGGGACAAGCGCACGCGCCGCCCATACGTCACGACCTTCAGCTCGAGAGGGGCAAAAGTACCCGAGCGGGGCAGGGCAACCAGACAGTCCGGGAAGCCCTGATTAACCCGTGACTCAATCCGGGTAAAAAGGCAGCTTGGGAGGTTTTCTTTCAACCTCTGGTACAGCTTCGTCTCTGGCTTCGCTGGCATCCTTCGGTTCCTCTTCCAGACTCTCGGCTACCTGTTCCGGTGTGACGTCGATCACAGGGCTGCCGTTGCCGTACAGCTTCTTGATCTCCTGCAACTTCCGCATGACCTCTTCCTTGCTCATGGAGTCGATCGTGCCGTGCCTGATCTCCTTGCGATCGATGTAGATCGTGCCCAAGGCTTGGCCTCGACGGTATTCAGCCTGGACGGCAGCGCCGTAGGCTCCCGCCGCCAGTGCCTGGTCGCGGATCACCTGTAGGTCGCGCATGTGGCGCTCGTAGGTCGTGCCGTACTTCTCGGCCATCTCCGCGCGCATCTTCTGGATCGCAGCGACGATGTGCGGGTTCTTGTCTGGGTCGGTCAGATCCTCGGCGCGCCGCTTGGCGTTCTTCTCTGGCCACCCTGCACGAACCACGGCCTCCCGCAGAGTCACGTGGCCGTCCCCGGCTACGAACTCGTTAACGAACTTCCATTCCTGCGTGGTGAGCTGCTTCTGCTTCTTCGGGACGTTAGGGACAGGGCGGTTGATCTTCTCGATCGTCTTCGGCTGAAGCCCCCTGCTGATCTGCTTGCCGAACTCCCTGTCCGCCTTGCTAGTCAGCTTCACGCGACCCTCCAGACCCGCCAGCCCTCATCCACACGCCGGCATGAAAACTTCGTCCCATGCCGCTTGGAGAACATCCAGGCGGCGCTGCGCGCGTTCTTGGCTGACTCGGCATCGGGTAACAGGAAGCTGTCCCCTACGGCCATGACAGGGAAGGGGTACTTCTCCCGCTGGGCTTCGGCGGGGATCGGGATGCCCGTGTCAACTGTCAACATGCCAACAGTCTACTACGAACAATTTCCGGTAGTCCAGCCAGTCCGTGTGCCAGTAGTAGTACCTGAAAGGGGTCTAATGAAAAAAAATTCTCGAAAAAAAAGGTCGCGCGCGCATCCCAGGTAAATTTCACCTGTGGATAAAGGTAATGGAACTGTATCAATACAAGTTATTGATTTTATTACCACCTTACACCTATCACACCATTACGGCAAAATCCCAGAAAAAAATAAAAATTTTCTTTAGACCCCTCCCAGCCTCTACTAGGACCGTGTTTTTGGGCCTTTTTGGCCACCAGCAGGTCATTTTGCCCCGTGGTCCTTGATCCGTGACCCACTTACCCCGTGACCCACTTACCCCGTTACCCACTTAACTAACAATAGAGGTTGACTCATTAATCACTCGACAAGTGAACCACCCTAACCGATTTGCCCGTGGTCCACGGACCATGCA